ATACAGAAGAGGCAAAAGAAAAAATAGCACAGGCAGGCAGAGATAGGGATACATCATTGTTAAAGAAACGTATAGTTTCTATGGAAACCCGCGCAAAACTATCTAAAGCATCAAAAGGAAGAAAACTTTCGGAAGAGACAAAAGAAAAGATCAGACAGGCTAATTTAGGAAAAAAGAGGGAGTATATGCGAGGTAAAAATAATCCTATGCATAAACATCCGAATGCGTATAGATCTAAATTTGGAAAAACCGGATTTCGTGAAGATTTAGGATTATTTCTGAAGTCAAGATGGGAAGCAAATATGCTTCGTATTTTTCTTTTTCTTGGATTTTCTGTAGAATACGAACCACAGTCTTTTGTTTTATCTGACGGAACAACATACTGCCCCGATTTTTTATTACATGAAACAGGGGAATTAATTGAAGTAAAAGGACGATGGATAAAAGACGCTAAAAGAAGATTTGATTTATTTAAAAAGGAATATCCAGGATTATCTATCGAGATCATTGGGCCTAAAAAATATTCAAAATATTTATCAGATTTTAAAACAGCAGTTCCTAATTTGGAAAAATAAACTCTATGGAGCAGTGATTGCTATATGTGGAAGCCTTCTGACGCTAAAAAACACAAGAAGGGACTTAATAAACAACAGGCTCAAAAGTGGGCCACAATCGCCAATTCAGTCCTTGAACAGTGCCTTAAAAATGGGGGCAAGCAGAAGGCGTGTGAAAGCAAGGCAATCAAAGTAGCGAATTCTAAGGTTGGCAATAACAATCAAAGTGAAGAGGAGGTGAGCGGTGTGAAGACAAAGAAACTGAAGATCCCTAAAAAGGCACTATGCTTCAGTGAGGATGTTGACATTCAGTTGTCAGAAGCGGATGAGGATGGTAATCGTTACTTCTCTATGAAAGCTTATAGTGGCAAGCCCATTAAGGATTATCTGTATTGGGGTGATCTCGTTATTGATGTGGCTGGAGTTAAATGCACTCAGAAGAGAATACCCATTCTTGAACAGCATCGGATTGATCAGAAGATTGGAGTCTCAAATACAACTCCATCTTTTGATAAGAATCAGATTAACTTTGAGAAGATCAAAGTGTTGAAAAATGATGCTGCAACTGAGTTTGCACAAAATCTGGATGAGGGTTTTCCGTATCAAGCTTCTATTTCAATCCGTCCTATTAAGATTGAAGAATTAGCTGAAGGCGCAAAAGCTGAGGTAAATGGGTATAAAATCAAAGGGCCTGCTCAGATTCTCAGAGAAAGTGTTTTGAGGGAAGCATCTGTGTGTGTATTTGGAGCTGATCCTAATACAAGTGTTGCTTCTCTTTCTGATGAAACTGAGGAGTTTGAGGTTGAATTGACTGAAAAAGAAGAAGAGGATTTTGATGATAACATTGAAGAAACTGGAGGGAAGTCTATGACTTTGAAAGAACTGAAGGAAAAGTTCCCTGAACTGTTCAAACAGATTCAGGATGACGCAACAAATGCTCTTTCTGAAGAGAATAAAACTTTGAAGGAAGAGAACGCGGATCTGAAACAGAAAGTTGATGCTCTGGAACAAGAGAAGAAGGATCTGACTGAGAAAGACAAAGAGAACGAGAAACGTATTGCGAAGCTGGAAGCTGCTGAAGAGATTCGTAAGCAGAAGGATATGGCTGCTGAGGCTGCTTCTATTGTTGATGTTAAACTTGCTGCAAGTGACATTCCTGAGCGGCTGTATCATCGTATCAAGAAGCAGATCGACTTCAATGAGTATGTAAAAGAGGATGCGCTGGATGTTGAAAATTTCTCTGCTTTTGTTGATGAAGAAGTAAAGGCGTGGGCAGATGAGCTTTCCGCTGAATTTACTCAGAAGAAAAAGAAGACTGTTCTTGGACTCAGCGATTCTACACATCATGAGGACAAGAATCAGGAGTATGAGGATCTTTCTGATGAGTTGGTTTCTCTGGCCGGCGTGATGACTGAGAAAAAGGAATAATTTAACTATTTATAAGGAGGCATTTCTATGACTATTCCGGGCTATGATTTTTATAGGGATCAGGTTCCTGGTCTTGTTCGTACCACAGGCGGTCTCGGGGGGGATATTCCTCAGCAGACTATTAAGGGACATTCTGTTCTTTTTTATAAACGCCTGTACAAGAGTCCCCGTGAGGTAGCTTTGCTGCTTGATAAAACTCTTCGTGGAGGTTACGGCGTTCTTGAGATTGGAACTGTGCTTGCTACAGATCAGAATGATACGGATAAGCTTGTGCCGTACACACCTGATACTATTGCATACACAGATGTTTCTCGTGTATTTCTGCTCAATGATTGCAGTAATGCGGATAACTTCTATGTGGATCTGATGGAGTCTTATAAGCTTGCTGTAGGCGACACTATCGTTATGTCCAATACAGATGATGATTATGAGGATGAGGAAATTGAATCCATCGACAGAACCACATATGCAAGTCTTGGAAAAGCACTTGTTACCGTCGTTGGCACTGCTGCTGCTGATTACACTGTTGCTAAAAAAGGCAACTGTTATGTAAAGGCAGAGGATGAAGTTACCACTAACAAGAATTCTAAAGCCACGTACATTCTTGAAATGGAAGTAGACACAGGCGCAGGTGAAGATGCTGAAGGTGGTCTTGGCACTGTGCTGCTGTCAAATGCGATTATTTATCAGTCTGATTGCCCTAATATGGATGCTCAGGCGATTACTGATCTTGGCAATGTGACTTCTGACGGTATCTATTACATTATTAAATAACTATTTTGAAAAGGCATAGGAGGTAATTTTATGAAAGGTATTCCTGCTGAACTGCATCATGAGACATTGAATAAGACTCTCCAGAAGATGCCTACTCCGTCGAACCTTATTTTTACTAATATGTTCGATGCTGTCCAGTACGAGTCTGATAGGATTCGCTGGATTCTTGAGTACGGCACTGCTGGAATGACACCGTTTGTTGCTCCGGGTTCTCCTGCTCCGACAATGGGCGATGATGGATTTTACAACGAAGGAAGCGCAGCCGCAGCCTATTGGAAAGAAAAGGTTTTTGTTGACGAAGTGCGGCTGAACAATCTGCGTGATCCCCTGACTCCTCAGCAGAGACAAGAGGCTCGTCGGCAGATCGCTCGTCAGCAGATGCGGCTGAAGAATCGCTGTTCTCGTAGGCGTGAATGGATGCTTGCTAAAGCATTCTTTGATCATGGCTTTACGTATCAGCGTGAAGGCGGTACAAAGTTTACTGTAAGCTATGGAGTTCCCACTCATCATAGTGTATCTCTTACCGGGAATGATGTCTGGTGGGATGATACTACAGATGCTCCTGGGTCTACTGCAACTCCGATTCGGGATATTTTTGATGCTGTGTCTGATTACGCTGATGATGTCGGGGCTCCTATTGAGTATTCATTTATGAATACCACTGTTCTGAAGTATCTCATGTTCAATGCTGATCTTCAGACCTTGCTCCAGAAATCTGCGTTTGGAGAAGGCGATCTGTTTTCTAATCCTGCTGGCGTTATGTCACGGCTGCTTGGTCTCGGAAATCTGATTGTTTATGATGATCTGTTTGAAGTATCTGCATGGGTTACCACATCTTCTTCTGCTGGAGACTCTACTGTTTATATAGATGATCCCACTGATTTTGAAGCTGGTGAGAAAGTGCGTCTGTATAAACTGAATACCCCGTTTACGTATGAGGAAGCTACTATTAGCTCTGTAAGCATCACCAATAACAGCCTTACTTTTACCGATACTTTGACCTACGCATACAGTGCGAATAAAGATCGTGTGATCATGCGGAAAAAGTTCATTGGTGATGATAAGGTTAGTTTCTTCCGCTCTACTCTTGATGGCGAGAAGATTGCTGAGTTTATGGAAGCTCCTTTCGGCCTGAATCGCACTTGGGGTATGTTTGCTGACTCTAATGAAGAGTGGGATCCTGATGGGGTGTGGATGCGTGTACAGAACAAGGGATTACCCGTTATATATCATCCTTCGGTAATGTATTCACTGACTGTAAAATAAATAGGAGGGAATTATGGGTCAAAATAAATTGCCATTTCCCTCTCCTACATTTCCCAAAATGGTTAGAGGGGCGATGCAGAACAACGAGATTGCCATTCAGACCCTCAGTTATGGGTATAGTGGTGAACTTACGTCTAGTGAGACAGGACAGCCGCTTGGTGCTGTAACTGAAGATGGCACACTTGTTGATTTTGTTGTGTCTGTTGAGAATCAGGGGAGAGACGATACAGATGATCTTTCTGTTGGAGCTGATCTGTTGCTTAATGGTGTGTCTGTTATCAGCGGTGAAGTGACTCTTGAGGGTGTTAGTGGGGAAGCCCCGTCTTCAGCAGTTGGATCTACTCCTACTTTTACCACGACTTCTGTGAGTAGAGGAGATCGTCTGTCTATTGTTCTTAATCTTACGAGAACAACTCCTGATACTGAAATGAAGAATCTTTTTGCAACAGTTAAGATTGTTCCTGTGCTCGAATAATCCATAAATGAAAGGAGAACGCAGTCATATGAAAATCAAAACTATGGTTAATTTTAAGTTGAGAAACAATGCTCCTTTGATGCTCAAAGGTATTTATGACGATTCAGAAGAGCCGTTTCCCAAAGAGATTTATGAAGAAATCGAGCGGAATAAAAGCGGAAAGAGGCGGACGCTGGTAATTCTTGATGATGGCAAGCCTAAGAAAGTGCCAGCGCCCGCATCCGCTGCGAAACCGATGGAAATGCTCGATAAGAGTGCTGAGATTCAGACAGTTGAATCAGAGCCTGTCCCTGAACCAGAAGAGAAAGCTGAGGAGACGAAGCCAGAAGCTCAGGATTCGACTGAATCTGTTGAAACAGAGTCAGACACCACTAAGAAAAAGAAACGCACTGCAAAGAAGCGTACCACGACTAAAAGCACAACAGCTAAAAGCACTACAAAGAAACGTGCTCCAAAAAAGAAGAAAACTGACGAATAATATTTTTCTGGAGAATATTTAAAATGCCCACTTATCGTAATGACAGCAACGAGACATTAGCTTTAATTAATACGAATGGGGCACAGAAGTACGTCAAGCCGGGGTATTCTATTGAGTCTTATATTCATTATGATATTTCCGGCTTGACGAAAACTGCTGCTTCTCCTTACTATAATCCTGTATATGCTTCCACTCATATTTTATCTGGTGAGCAGGAAGTAAATATAAATGCGAATACCAAAACTATTGTGTTGTTAAATGATTCGGACACAATTGATGTGGATGTGTATTGGGATTCGACTGAAAATACTCCTGCAACACCTCTTACAAAAGGCACTTGGAATTTTCCTGATATACAAGACAAGGTTCAGAAACTTATCTTTTCCTATTCTGGAGAACTTTCTTCAGGTGAATGTATGTGTATCCAAATGGGGGTGTAAATTGAAAGGAGTGTTTATAAATGGCTGTTGAGTGGGCAACTGTACTTTTCGCGAGTTTAGGATCTATTGGGGGTGGGGCTATTGTATTAGCTGGCGCGTTTGTTGCTTGGGGAAGGCTTACTCAGCGGGTCACTAATTTAGAAACACATCAAGCTTGCAGTAATGGAAAACTCGATAAAAACAATGAAAAGGATGGTGAGATTATTTCCAGACTACAAGGTGTTGAGTCCAGATGTGTGGAAAGAGAAACAGCATTTGCA